TTCATCCTTTCAGTCCGGATTTCCATGTGATATACCTTCATGATTTCGATTATGATCCAAAGGCGAAGTGTCCTTTGTGGATGGAGTTCCTGAAGACCGTGTTGCCGGAGAAAGAGAGCCGCCATATTTTGCAGATGTACCTTGGCCTTTGCACGTTCGACAGGGGGAAGATGACGGACAAGGTAGAAAACTGCCTGATGTTATATGGCAACGGAAGCAACGGGAAAAGCGTGATATTCGAGACCGTTTCCGGTATATTCGGGAAAGAAAACGTGAGCGGAATCGGCCTGCTATCCTTAATAAAAGGAGGGGACGAACGGATGCGTAACATAGCAGCCATAGACGGCAAGGTGGTGAACGTTTGCCCGGAGGTACAGGCGAAGGACATATCGGGCTACGAGGATGCCTTCAAGGCCTTGTGCAGCGGTGAGGGCCAGTATGGCCGTAAGATAGGCGGCAATGTCTATGCGGTAAGGAATGTGCCATGGCTGATATTCAACATGAACGCTTTGCCCAAGAGTACGGACGGGAGCCATGGCTTCTTCCGCCGGTTCCTATATGTGATATTCGGCTATATCGTTCCGGATGAAATGCAGAACAAGCATTTGGCTTATGACTTGCGTCAAGAATATCCGGGCATATTGAATTGGATTATCCGTGGGGGACAATATCTGAAAAAGAGAGGGTTTATTTTCCCTAAGAGTGGAAACAGTGAAAAAGAAAGGCTCATGGCCATGGGCGAAAGTAATGTGACGATGTCATGGGCTTATGCTCGTGGAATCAGGTGTTCAGCTTCCGTAAAAGGTGAGCTTTTCACTTGGATAAAGGCTTCGGAGTTGTATGACGACATGGTAAAGTATGCAGAAGCGAATGGGTTTGCTCCGGTGGACATCACTTCATTCGGGCGCGCCATGAGCAAGTTGGGTTTTAATGGGGAGAGCAGGAAGCGGACTTCCACAGGGATGCTGTACAAGGCTTATTGCCTGACGGAAGAGGATTTGAATGAGCCTGTTCCGGTTGTTTCGGATATGGAATTGACGGCACAGGACTTGCTAGACCGTGATGTAGAATATGACGAGGACGATTTGTAGGAACACATAAAAAACAAACATAAAAACGCTTATATGAACAATAAGAAGACCATAGCAAGAGTGGGTAACTTTATTGTTACCAAAGAGAATGGAAACGGAATGGATTGGGTGTCTATAAAGGCTGTTTCGGGGTTCTGGACGATGAGGTTCAGGCAGGACAACATGATGTTCCGGATGGTGAATGAAATGGCCGGTGACGAAAACCTGCATGCGTATCTGGAAAGTTGGGTGAAGATGTGCTATCTCATGTCGAACTGCATGCCGGATTTGGACTTTATGGAGGAGTTTTACAAAAGTTATTCAGATTGGTCCGAGAGACAGGCGAAATCAGAAGAGGTTTTGAGCGATGAAGAAGATGCCAAGATTCTGGAGGAGGAAAGAAGAAAGTGGGAGATGAAAAACGAACTTTCGGGAATGAATGATGGGAAGGGATAATATAAAGAAACTCCTATCCCACGTGATGTGACGAATATAGTCAGGCATTACCATTTATTTTGGAACAACATCCGTAATTTTTTTACGGATATTGTTTTTTTTGCTATCTTTGCCGTGAACCAAAGTGATTTATCATGTTAGTAAAGTTTGCTGTTACCAATTATCGTGGATTTTCAGAGCGTATAGAATGGGATTTGTCTCGTCCGAGCAATTATTCTTTTAATGAATATGCCATAAAGGATGGCGTGATAAAAAACGGGATTGTGTATGGTTCTAACGGTTCGGGAAAGTCGAATCTTTCATTTGCACTCTTTGACATAGTGAACCATCTTTCCCAAAAGATGAAAATGGCGGATTATTATGTAAATTTTGCATATGCAGGCCATCAGGATTCTCCCGTTACCTTTGAATATACTTTTAAGTTTAACAATCAATTACTTGAATACATTTATTCCAAACGTCCTAACGGCACTTTGATTACAGAAAAGGTTTCGGTGGACCATCAACAAGTGTTCGAGCGCAATGAGAGTGCACTGTCCATAGATGAGGAGCAATTTCCGATGGAATCGTCCATGAAGGTAAACTTGTCTAACAATGCCAACCATGTGTCTATTATTAACTTCTTGCTTACTTCGTATCCATTGAGTAAAAACCATTATCTTATCAAGTTGCAGAATTTCGTATCGGGAATGTTATGGTTCAGGGGATTGAAGGTTAATGAATACATGGGGTTTGATTCCATTATCACGAACCTTGACCAGTATATTATCAATCATAACCTGTCGGGGGATTTCGAGAAATTCTTGTATGAGGTCAGCGGGCAGGTTTTCCGTTTTGCCGAACCACAGCCTAACGACAAAATGCTGGTGTGCAGATATGGGGATACCTTGATTCCATTCGACACCGTAGCGTCTACGGGTACCCTCTCCCTTATGTTGCTTTATTTCTGGCTCACCCAACTTGAGAAGGCGTCTTTTGTGTTTATTGACGAATTCGATGCTTTTTATCACTTCAAACTCTCTTTTGAGGTATGCAAACGGTTGTTCAACTTGTCATGCCAGGTTTTCACATCCTCCCATAACACTTACCTGATGACAAATGACCTTCTTCGTCCTGACTGTAATTTTATCATAGGAGATAACAAGATCAAGCCATTGAATGAATGTACTGACAAGGAACTTCGTTTTGGCCATAACATAGAAAAGTTATTCCGTGGAAATGCCTTCAGCCTATGATCCTATTTATATTTGAAGGGAACAAGCGTGAACCTCAGCTTTTCTCTTCCATGCAGAAATTGTTTTTCCCAAAAGGCAATGAGGCTATCATCTGTTCTTTCGGCAACAACATCTATGAGCTTTACAGGAAGATGCAGGAAATGGATGGGGTTGGAGATGTGGTGTCAATTCTTCGCGAGAAATCGAAAGACAAGGAGGACAATCCTTTTAAGGATGTCGTATCCTCTTCCGATTTCTCGGAGATTTATCTTTTTTTTGATTATGACTTCCACAACAGGAATTATACGTTGGAGGAGCTTAACGTGAGGATTACGTCCATGTTGTCTGTTTTTGACAATGAGACGGAAAATGGGAAACTTTATATCAACTATCCCATGGTGGAATCTATCCGTTATACCAAGTTGCTGCCTGACAGCCAGTATTGGAGTTATACGGTATCCCGTGATTCTTGTGCATCTTTCAAAAAAATATCGGATTCTTTTTCGGATTACCAGAGCCTTGACTTTATCTGCCTTCCATCGAGGCGTGAACCGACAGAAAGCGAACTTCTGAGATGCAGGAATAACTGGAGTCTTTTGAAGGTCCAGAATGTTTGCAAGGCTAATTATATATGTTCCGGCCAAAATTGCCTGCCGGATACGAAGGAAAGTATTTCACAGAGGTCTATTTTTGAAAATCAAGTCAAAAAATTTGTGAATAGTGGAAAAGGTTGCCATGTGGGCATCCTCAATGCTTTTCCTCTTTTCTTATATGAATATTTTCCTTCTTGATTCTTTCTGTCGGCGTATGCTTTCCGTTACATCAGATACGAGGTATGATATATTTGTTTTTTTTCGACATGTGGAAAGAAATTTCCGGGGGGGTTATGAGGTATCAAAAATAATACCTATATTTGCAGTGTGATAGAAATAATATAAAACATGCCGGAAATATTCAGAGCCTTTGGCTTTACTTTTCTGTTTTTCAGCCACGACCACGAACCTATACATGTTCATGTGATTGGAAAAGGTGGCGATGCAAAGTATGTGTGGAACGGAACAGAATTTGCGTTTTATGAACAGCATAACATAAAAGCAAACGATTTGAAAAAGATAAAAATGATGATAGACGAAAACAGTGACCTTATCATAAGGCATTGGAATAGATATTTCGGAAAGGAGGAGAACAATGAAGATTAAGAAAATTTGGTTTGACGGGGACTATATCTATGGAATGGACGAGAGAAACAATACCTATCGCCAGTCTCTATTATGGTACTCTAAATTGAGGAATGCAAGTGCGGAAGAACGCGAGAGGTATACATTCAGCACAATAGGCATCCATTGGCGTGAGCTTGACGAGGATGTCAGTTTTGAGAGTTTCGGGTACGAAGATGCAGAGCCGAGCAAATTGCAACGTTTCTTCCTTACCCATAAGGAGATAAATGTGTCTGAATTTGCAAGGCTGATAGGCATAAACGCGGCCCTGCTCCGTAATTATATCAACGGTTTCAAAAAACCATCAAAAGAGCGTGAGGGACAGATATTGGAACAAATACACAAGATAGGAGCTGAATTTATGGAAGTGGTGTTTTAATTTCGAGACCTTTGACAGCGTAGAGAGTTTGATGGAGGAGTTGCAGAAATGAAAAAGGAGCTGCACCCAACTATTATTTAAATTTCATGAGTTTATGTGCCTTACAGCAATGTTTATTTTTCTTTTGGATTATATTACGGATTGGACAGTATTGGAATGGATGTTGGTTGTTTTTTTTGCGTTATTTTGCATTTTTGGAATAATTCTCAATGAGAAAGAAGAAAAGAATAAAAAGTCAAGAAAAGAAGACTACAAGAAAAGGATCGTAAAAGAGCAAGAATATATCAAGAACGAGTATGAAAAAAAGAAATACCTTTTAATAAAAAAATATGGAGAACCAGACAAGGATGTTATTATTAAGTACAGAGGTTTGCAATCAGATATTATGTCTTTCAGCAACTTCAACAGGATATGGATATTAGGCCATGATTATTCAATGGATGATATAATCGGATGTAGCTTACATGACGAACAAAGCATTCAACAAGGAACTGTTTCATTTGAGACTAAGGTCAAAACAGGAAACATGGTAAAACGCGCAGTTGTCGGCGGCCTTCTGTTCGGCGGTGCCGGTGCCGTTATTGGCGGTGTTACGGCAAAGAAAGCATCCATAAGCAAACAAGATGATGACAAGGTTGTGCATAACTATACAGTGTTTATTAATGTAAACAGCATGTCTAATCCTGTCATATCCGTAAATGTAGGCAAGGATGTTCATAAGGCGAATGAAATTGTCAGCCTTATAAATGTAATTATCTATAATAGGGACAACAAAAGTTAAGAATACTGTTGTGAATAGTGGAATATGAATATTGTCCTTCTTAACTCGTTTTTTAGCGGTGTATGCTTTCTGTTACAGTAGAAGAAGGGGAATGCCCCGGGGCTTATTGCCCGGGGCTCTGTCTGTTTTGCTTACGCTTGTGCTTCTGGTAGAGTTCGCAGTTGCGACATGAGAGGGGGAGGTAATAATGCACCGTCCTGTCTTCTTCCTGCACTTCGTCTTTTTTCATTTGCTGCAGGTCGGCGTACTTGGCAAGTATCTCCACACGCTTAGGGTCTGTCTTAGGCAGGGCGAATGCGGTCTTGAGCATTTGTTGGAGCACGTCTTCTTTGGTGAGCAAACGGGTCTCTTCGGGGGATTCACCCTCGCTTGCGGTTTCTGTCTCGGTTCCTCTCTTTACGGCTGCGGAACGTAGTTTTAAATATTTGGCAAAAGCCGTATCGGTAACGGTCTTCATCAACTGGTCGTTGTTGTACTGGTCAGAAAGGACGGGTTTGAGCTGCCCGGTGACGATATAGGCATCGGTTTCTTTCCACCCCAGTGCCATGAGGTCGGCCATGGCTTTTTCAACTATGGATATTTTCGCCTTTTTGGCCTCGGTATTGAGCTTACGTGAGTATTCTATCATGACGGTTTTATGTTTTGTTTTCCGGAAGTTGAAGAATTGTTTTTCGCGGAAGCCAGTAACGTGGCTTTTTTCTTGGCTATCTCGTCAGCCAAAGCGGCTTCACGATTCTCCTTGTTTTCTTTGAGTATACGGTCATACTCGGCATTGGTGGTATAGATGGTTTCGAGTTTTTCGGCAGCAGTCTGCACGGACATGAAACCATTTTGTACGGCCGATGCGAGGTCGGCCACGACGGCTGAATTATTGATATGGACGTAGGGCTCGATGTAATAGCGCATGTTGAGGTTCCCGAATGCGATGGTGTTTTCCGTTTCCACACCATAACCATATGCAAAAAGCTCTACCATGTCCCTCAAAACATCCTGATATTCCGCAGCATCAATCATCGCCTTTTCGTAGGCCGGGGAATATAATATCTTCAATGCGGCTGCGGGCAAATCCCCGGATTTGAGTTCAGGGGGGATGACTGAAAATGATTGTTCGTATATCATCTTGTAAAGTGTGTCTATCTGCTTCATATAGGATTCAGATGCACTTTGAGAAGAAAGATATGATGCCTTGTCATCGGTCCCCATAGAAAGGGTCTTGATGGTTCCGTTAAGGTCGTGCTGAATGTCCACGCTGTCCCCCTCACTTTGCAAGATAAGTATAGGTTCGCCAAACGCCTGGTTGTTGTGGGCCATCTGAGAAAATGACATCTCATATCCGTCGATGCTGCCTTGAGAGTGAGACCAGCATGCCCCCTCTTCATCCCTCTTGTATGCCACAGGTACACATTGGAATCCATGCGGTTTTTTCTCACCGACTTGTACATACCCGTCAAGTCCGAATATTCCGATGACCACGTCGTAAACGGTACGCCCCTTCCCCACTCCTTTTTTATAACGGTACATGTATTTCTTGTCCCAAACTTCAAGCCATTCAGCCGTGGTGTTTCCCTCGTCGTCATAGTCGTAGTAGGAACGTGCGAAAAGCGTCAGTTCC